GAGTAAAAGGTGGTAACTGGGCTTACACACCAAAATCAGATTGGAAAGAATACAGAGGTAAAGTTAAAAAGACCGACCAAGTAACCGACCAAGTAACCGACCAAGTACCGACTAAGAGAGGAAAACGAAGTGATAACCAATAATCATTATGTGTATATCTAAGAAAACATATTATATTGGTAGTGGTTGTAGTCAAACTGTGATTAGAGTATTTGATTATTCTATTTTATTTAGTACTTCACCATCAGGATGGTCTATTAGATTTAATAATGGGTTTGGAATTAATGTGACCACAAAACCATTGTTTTCTGTTAGAAATGGCCATAAAAAGTCTCTTAAATTGGGGAAATATTACATAGTGAAATTATGAGTAAAAATAAAGAAATGGTTAACCACCCAGAACATTACGGTGGTCAGGATAATCCATATGAAGTTGTAAAAGTTTGCGAGGCTTGGGGGCTTGATAAAGATGCTTACATCTTCAATGTTGTTAAGTATGTTGCGAGAGCGGGTAAAAAAGACTCGGATAAAGAACTCCAAGATTTAAAGAAAGCTTTATGGTATTTGGAGAGAAAAATTAAAAACTTAGAAAAATGATTTATTGGTTAACAGGACAACCTGGTGCAGGTAAGACAACATTGGCAAAATCAATTATGGAGTTAAGGTACTTCAATAATTGGTACCATATTGATGGTGATGATATTAGAGAATTATTTGATAATAAAGATTATTCAAAAGAAGGACGAATGAAGAATATACAATTAGCTCAACATTTGGCTCAATATCTTCACTCCAAAGGACAAAATGTTTTAGTATCATTAGTGTCTCCTTACAAAGGACAAAGAGATGCATTCAAAGAGAAACTTGAAAATGCAATAAAAGAAGTTTATGTTTATACTTCAGAGGTAAGAGGTAGGGAACAATTCTTTGTTCAAGACTATGAACCACCAACAGAAAATTACATTGACATGTGCACCGACAACATCACTGTTGCCGAATGTGTTGAAAAAATATTTAAAAAATAATATGGAAAAGATACACATAGAAGGAGACCCAAAATTAAAAAATAACCCTGGTAAACAATTCTCAATGTTTATTGGAAGATGGCAACCATGGCACGATGGGCACAGATGGTTGATAGACCAAAGACTTGAACAAGGTAAGAATGTTTTAATCTGTGTTAGAGACATAGAACCTAACGAACAGAACCCATTCACAGCACAAGAAGTTTATGAAAATATCCTTATCAAGTTATATGATTTAATTATTGAGGGAAGAGTTAAGGTTATGGTAATCCCTGATGTTGAATCGGTAAATTTTGGAAGAGGAGTTGGTTACGATATAATAGAGCATTTACCACCTCAAGAAGTGAGTGATATCTCAGCCACCAAAATAAGAGAACAATTAAAACAAGAAGGTAAATTATAATGTTAGAAACAAAAAGAATTATTCAAGGAGATTGTATTGTTGAGATGGCTAAACTTCCTGAGTCAACTATTGATTTAATTGTAACCTCTCCACCATATAATGTTGGTATTGATTATGATAGTCATGACGATAGAATGATGATGGATGAGTATTGGGAATTTACAGAACAATGGTTGACACAGGCATATCGGTTAATAAAAGATGATGGTAGAGTTGCAATAAACATACCTTATGAAGTAAATGTACAAGATAGAGGTGGTAGAGTATTATTTATGTCTGAATTTTGGGCGGTGATGAAGAAAGTTGGATTTAAATTCTATGGGCTTGTAGACCTTGATGAGAACTCACCACACAGAAGTAAAACCACAGCTTGGGGTTCATGGATGTCACCAAGTAGTCCATACATTTATAATCCAAAAGAGTGTGTAGTATTGGCCTACAAGAAAGACCGTATTAAAAAGGTCAAGGGTGAATCACAATGGAAAGGAGAATTGGTTGATTTAGAACAAGAGGATGGTACTATCAAACAAAAGATGATGTATCAAGATGAGGATAAGAAAGAGTTTATGAGTTTAGTATATGGGCAATGGGAATATTTTGCAGATACTAAACAACAAACCAAAGCGACATTCTCAATGGATATACCATTAAAGGCAATCAAAATATTAACATATAAAAATGATATTGTTTTGGACCCATTCACAGGTAGTGGTACTAGTTTAGTCGCGGCTGAAGTAAGTGGAAGACGATGGATAGGGATTGAATTAAGTGAGAATTATACCAAAGTGGCCACTGATAGAGTTCAACACTTTATAGATAAAAACAAACAAATAGAATTAGATTTATAATAAAAGGGTCATATGACCCTTTTTTTTGTTTCTACGATATTTATTAATAAAAGATTAAATGAGTGAAATTATAATTACCGAACACCAACTAATAGTAATCAAAAAAAGTATCATTACTGAAAAAAAATATGATAATAAAGATTTGATTAATGAAGCGTGGTATAATACCGTAATGGACGTATTAGGTATTATTGACCCAACTCCAATAATTGACATCATTAATGCAACATCATACTTTATTCAAGGGGACACTCTTTTTGGCGTTTTAACAATTGTTTCGGCGATACCATATGCTGGTGATATTGTTGCAAAACCTGTTTTGGGGGCACTAAAAATTGGAGGTCCATCTGTCAAAGCTTTGGAGTCCGCAATAAAACTTTCTAAAGGAGCCGCGGTAGGTAGTAAAGAATATAAAGCAGCAACCGCAACCATAGAAAAATTAGCAAAAGAACCAGGGGTTATTGGAGGTTTTTTACAGAAAATGGGGGGTTCTTTTGGGGATAAAGTTATTAAAACAATAGATGAAATTCCTGCAGGACCATTCAAAGGGATGAAAGATACAATAAAAAGTTATTTCCAATTATTAAGCAATGCTGGTAAGAAAAGTGCTATGTTCCAAAAAAGAGCGGGTGTTCTTACAAAAAACTTCCAAAAAGGTACTGCTGCTGTCAAAGATGTTGAACTACTAAAAAATTATCTTAAAACTCAAAAAGTATTTAATCCCGCCACTCTTACTAAGCCAGGATTCTTTACAAATGTATTTTTTGGAGGAATTCCAAGATTATTTAGAAGTCCATCTCAAAGAAGATTAAGAATTTTAATGCAATCTACAAAATGGTGGTTAGGGTTCCTTGATTATGTTGGTTTAGGTAATTGGGTAGGTGCTGAAGAATTAGCTAAAAAAATGGGAGATGAAAATTTCACGAAAAAAGTTGATGAATATAATCAAACACCTGAGGCTAAACAAAACTTTGAAGACCAATTTGGTTCAGAAAAAATGGAAAGTCAAACAGATAATCAACAAAATGCGTCTTCATCTACAACCTCAACACCAGATATTGACCCATTCGCTAAATTCTTAAGAGGTTTATTTACGGGACAACTAAATCCAATTCCTGGAATGTAAATTAATAGAAATTAAAAATACAATGACAAAAAAAATTATAAGATTAACAGAATCGGACTTAACTAATTTGGTTAGAAGAGTTCTTAAAGAACAAAATCAACTAAGTGGTCAAGAAGTGTTTGAATTACAAACGGCTCTTAATGATTATTTTAAAATGAAAAAAGTCGGGGTGAATGGTAAATTATTCCAAGTACCTGTTGATTCTCAATGGGGGCCAACTACAGTAAATGCTCTTAAAAAATTCCAAACATTGGAAAAAATTAACCCTGATGGAATTCCAGGTCCTGACACATATACTGCGTTACATAAATTAGGATTGGACCAAGACATTATTGATAAAGCGGTTGCTTGGATAAGTAAATTATTTTAATTGATGAAAAGAATTATATCAGAATCAGGGTTGAGAAATATCAACGCCTTAAAGAAAAGATATCAAAAGGCTGAGATTTATTTCCATCAAGACCTTGATGGTGTTACAACTGCGATTGCAATGAAAAAATACCTTGAAGACAATGGTATTGATGTTGTTGGAGCTCATATTATACAATATGGTGACAAGGAGTTCTCTGTTAAAAAGAATGACGCTCAAGGGGATACAATGCCTGTTTTGGTAGATTTTGCTCATGGTAAACCAATGTTTGTGATTCACACAGACCATCACGACAAACAAGTTGGTGTTGAGAAGGGTACTTCCAAACAATTTAGAGGGGCTCGTTCAAATGTTGAGACTATTTCTCAAGTAGTTTCACCAACAGATTTATTTCCATCATCTGATATATTATTAATTAATACCGTGGATTCTGCGGATTATGCAAAACATGATATTACACCAAAAGAAGTGGTTAATTATATCTACAGAATAGATAAAGACTCTTCATTACAAAAGAATAAAATGTTATTAGGTTTAGTGATAAACAAATTACTTTTAGCTTTTAAAAACAAACCAGGATTTTTGGAAGGATTGGTTATGGATTCTGAACCTTCTTTATTGTCTATACTAAATAACATTAGAGCTTGGATGACAAAAACAAATGCCGCCAAACCTGAAGACTTACAAAAAAATGCACAAGATTATGCAGACAAAATGGCAGACTATCCAACAGTGTCTGATAACATTATTTTTCAATACGGTGGGGGTAGTATGTTTAAGCCTGGGTCTTACGACAGATATACACCATTCAGAAATAATCCTGAGGCGGATTTTCTTATTATGGCATGGCCGATGGGTCTTGTTCAAGCATCTTGTAATCCATTTAAAAAAGAAAGAGAACTTAAAGGGGTTAATCTTGGGGAGATAGCTCAAGAAGTTTTGGTTAGATGGGAGTCTCAATTAAAGGATAGAAAAATTCCTTTGTCAACTATGAAATGGGTTAGTGAAACAAGCGCTGGACCTGAAAGTGTTGGGTTTACTTTTAAAGACTTTGACGCTCTTTACGGTGGAAAATTTGTATTCATGGACGGTGGAGAAGAAGCCTTAGGAAAAATTGAAAGAATGATGGAAAAACCATTCAATGAATTATCTGAACAAGAACTTGAATTGATGGACAAAATTGGTATTAATGCTTGGGATTTAATTCAGTCTAATTCTGGTGGTCACAAATGTATTACCAATATCTCAGGACTTAATTATTTAGGTAGAGGTAAAAGACCACCACAAGGTAAGTATAAGTATGATTCTGAGAAAGATGATTCACCATCAGTTAAGTTTACAAAAATGATAGCTACAGAATTTCAAAAAGTATTAAAGAAAAAAATTGCGGAGTCTAAAAATTCTTCGGAGGATTAAGATAAGTCGTAAGTGATACTATCACCCGGTTGAATGTTGAGGATTTCACAAGAACCACCCTCAAGTTCTAATACAATATTACCGTTTCCACAATAGGAAGGACAATCAAATTCATTATTACATGGAGGACAATCGTGATGTATATTTACAATCACATTGTTCTTTATGATGATTATGTCTAATGGAATTACACAACCCTTCATCCAAAAACATTGTTTCTTACCATCCATTAAGAATAACAATCCATTAAAAGTTCCATCAAATGTTTTACCCATCATCCCAATTGATTGGGATTCTCTATCAATTAATGTTTTTACATTAAAACTGTTATCGTTAATTCTTACCTTCATATCAAATAAATACTTTAGAAAACATAATAGTATTTGAATTTTTATTTGACATTTCAATAATATTATTGTATTTTTAAAAAAAAGGACATATTTATATGTTCATGTCCGAAAGGACAAACACCCCAGAAAATGTTTCGCGGTTAAAAAAAGATTTGACAGTTCAAAAAAACTTTCATATCTTTGTGAAACAAATCCCGCAAGTGTGAGTTTGAGAAAACCCTTGTAG